CTAATGTCGCTTGTGGAAATCTTTCAGGCCACATCAACTTCCCGTCACTATCAATCGCAGGGTATTTTTTTGTAAATACTGGATCAATCTCATTTTCTTCGTTTCCTCGCTCTAACTGACAAACAAGGCAATTGTCGTGCATTGGCGTTGCGACCACTATACAAACATAAACATCTGGTTCTAAAGCTGGGATCAAGTCTAACTGAATCCATTCAAGCGCATTTTCAACCCACTTTTCACTTTTTGCTCGTTTTCTATTTTGTACATCATCAAGAATGACTCTATCTGGTCTGAATGGTCCAGAAATCAAACCTCTTGGGTCTTGTAGAATAGAGATAGCTTTGATGGTACAAACAACTTTTTTGATTGGTGAGATTATAGAAAAATGTTTTACACTTTTTTTTAAAGATGATTTAATCAAATCACCAAAATCATTTAATATTCTTGGATTGTATTTTAGTTCCAATAAAATTCTACCAGTAAAAACAGACGCTTTATCTTCAACATAAGAACCAATCAAAGTAAATTTACTTTGACCAAAAAGCACTCCATGAAGTGCGAATACAAGAGTGAAAAAAGTTGATTTTGAAAGACCTCTTGAAGCTAATACCAGCTGTATCATTCCTTTATTTTTTGTGAGTTCTTCCCACTCCTTATGAAATTTTGGAGATTTATTTCTAAAATAGTCAGGGAAATAAGTTTTTGCAAAATATAGTAAATCATCTTCTGATTTTTTAATTCTTTTTTCTTTTGCTTTTTCTGAATTGTCATCAAAACAGGAACCGGCTTCTATTTCAGATACGAGACTGTCCCATTCTTTATAGAATTGAGTAAGATTTTTGATTTTCTTTTGTCGACTTTTTGTCATTCTTCAAATACCAGTGCGTAAGATTTTTCAATTTTTTCTTGTATCGAAGGTAATCTGTCTTTGAATTTCTTATAGAAATCAGGATCAAGTTTTTTATAGATTTCCATATCTTCAGAAATAATTTTTAGCACATCAATTATTACGCCAAAAACAATGTCTTTGGGATAAACTTTTTTTACTATTCCATACAATTTAGATAACGCATCTGCTTGTTTTGAGTCTATGGGTTTTTTTGTTTTTTGAGTTTCAATTAATATTTTAGCAATTGATGAAAAAAGTCGATTTTTAATTTCGTCTGGTGACAAACTAAGCAAGTTTCTGTCTGCGTCCCAATCAATATCATTTTCTTTATCTTCTTGTTTGTATCTGTATATAGTTGATATTGAGCAACCTAATTCTTTCGCAATCTCTTCAATTCTTTTTCTATTTTCAGTGTATAATCTGTATGCTTTTATTCGCTTTTCATCTATATTATTATCAATGTCTTTTTTCATTTATTATTTCCCTTAATCATCTCTTTCACTTCAGTTTTTAATTGTTGAATTTTTTCTTCTAGACTATTTTTTATTCGCTTGTGGTCAATCGCGTTTAGTCTTACCCTGTCTAAAATTTTGTAAGTATGTTTTTTCATTGCTTCATTTATAAAATCAACATTTTCTTTCTCCTGAAACGATTCAGGAACTAATAGAATTTCAGTTTTATATTTAGCTTTTTTTATATCTTTAACAGTCGCCATAAAAACTTCGAGTTTATTTTTTTTGTATTCTTCAAACCCAGCCTCAGTATATTCATCAAATCCGTTTTCTATTATAAATATTTTTAACTTTTTCTTATTTTCTTCTGATATTTTTTCAAGTAAGAATGAATAATATTCTTCAGATGCTTGAGTTTTTGACTCAGAAAAAACTAAGGTTTTTTCTAAAATATATTTATTTAATCTTTCAGAAAAATGCTCTTTTAAAATGCAATTCAGTACATTTATTCCTTCTTCAGACTCCCTCATCTGTCGATATAGATGATCAATGTTATTTACTTTGCTCAATTGAGATGAATATTTGTCAAGATCATCCACTACTTCAGTATTGATATATACTATTTCATCTGTTGATTGAAGGTTTTCTTTGTCTGTATCGCTTCCTATCTCTATTTCATTTCCTCCAAGAGAAGCTTTTATTTTTGGTATTTTTGTTAGTTTACTTGTAAATTTAATTACTAAGAAAACAACTAGACTAGCAAGTATTAACCCAAGCCCAAGATACGTTATAGTCGCATTTACATTATTGATTTCTGGCAGCATTAACATTCTCCTTAAAACATTACTCCAAAACCGAACTTTATTCCACCGCCCCAAAATACAGATGTATCAAATAGTTTATAATTCATATCTATTTTTAGACCAGGTATAATGAAAATATATTTTGATAAGAAAATATAATAATCATTGTAAAAATTAAAAGTATTAAAAATCTCTGAATTCGATTTCATCGATAAATCATAGCCAGCCGAAAAAGAGATTCCAAACTTTTTACTCTTTGCTTCTAATCCCTTAAATGCAAGTTTTGAAATCTCTAATTGGCTTGTAAAGAGATTTCTATATTTGATAGTTTCAGATACAGTTATTTGTAAAATTATATATTTTTCGAAATCACCCTTTTTTTTGAAATCTTCTAATGTTATTTTTGATGGGGTTTCTATGTACTTTTCTAGTAGTAAATATTTTTCATGCTCACTTTTCTTTTTAAACTCATCAAGACTTATCTTCAATTGATTTTTTCTGTATGTTAGTAGTAGTGAATATTTTTCATCATCACTTTTCTTGACATACTCAATAAAATCAATTTTTTTAATATTTTTTGAGTATGTTGCCATTGATGATACTATCAAAAGTAACATCATTATTATTAGTTTCTTCATTTGTATCTGTCCTTTCTTCTAACTCTTTGATTGCGTTGTTTTTAGTTGAGTCGTTTCTTTTTAAAATTTTTGGAAGTGCTATAAAAGCACATATCAAAATAGACGCAATTATTAAAATTGCTATTATTTTTTTCATGTTTAGTCTCCGTTTTAACGGTTTATATAAACTAAAAAACTTATTCAAGTAAACTTTTTTGAAAAATCTTTCCTAAACTTTTTCCTAAACTTTTTTCTCAAAACTTTTTTTGAAAGTGATTTTTTTTTATTGCATTGTCTCCTCATCAACTTTAGGAGACAAAAATTTATGACTATAAAAGAAATGCTTTTAACTCCAAACCAATTTAGTAGACCAGAAAAGCCACTCAGTGCCGTCAAAGGGCTTGTAATACATTATGTTGCAAATAAAAATACAACGGCAGCGCAAAACAGAAATTTTTTTGAAAACAGAAAAGACGGAAAATCTGATTATGGCTCTGCTCATTATATCATTGGGCTAAAAGGTGAAGTAATAAGATGTATTCCAGAAAACGAAATGGCATATCATGTTGGAGCAAAAGTATATAAAGAAATTGCTTTGAAAAATCTATCTTCATATCCAAATGATTGCACTATAGGTATAGAATGTTGTCACATCAACGATAACGGAGTCATGAACTCAAGTACATACGAATCTTTAGTTTCTTTAACTACGGATTTGTGCAGAAGATACAATCTTGATGCTCAAAAAGATGTTTACTTGCATTATGACGTTACGGGTAAAAACTGTCACAGATTTTTTGTTGAAAACTCTAAAGAATGGGATGCCTTTAAAAAAGAGGTTTATAACAAAACATGAGAAAATATTTAAAACATTTAATTTATAACACAAAAACAGGGTTGGTAAATATTGCTCATGGAATTAATCATTTAATACATGGAGTAGTTCCAAAAATTCCACTTTCTGACAAATTACATGTAATGGATAAAGAATGTGGTAATCAGGAGGAATCTAATGCCTAAGGAATTTCTTATATTTTCCTGTGGTGAATGGCCACAAGGTAAATACACAAAAGAGGTAGTTGAAGAATTTGTAAATAGATTTAATGCCACAAAAATAAAAATACCAGTTTTTGTAGGACATAAGTATCCGTGGGATTTAAGAACTGATGCTGATGAATTTTCACAAGGTGAAATTAAAGAGATTCGAATCAACCAAAAAGGGGATGTTTACGCTGTTGATTATTTCTTTAATGATTATATCAAAGAGGCAATTGTAACAGGAAAATTAATTGCTTGTAGTCCAGAGGTTTATGGTGACGGAACTAAAAAAATAGATATTGCTGGTTTAGCTCTTTTGGGTAGATCTGCACCACAAAATCCTTTTGCATTATTACCCCAACTTTTTGGGCAAACATCAGCAAATTTTAACTACTTATTTCAGTTTGAATTAGATAAGTCTATTTTTAGTAGAGATAATGAGGGGGGTAAAGAACCAATGACAGAACAAGAAAAAAAAGATTTTGAAGCCTTACAGGCAAAATTTGCCAATATGGAAACTCAAATGAATGGTTTAACTAAAAATTTCTCTGATGTTTCAAGTGGAGTTGATAAATTACTCAGGTATTTTGAATCTCAAAATACGGTACAAAACAAAAGAGATTTTTCAAAAGAATTAAATACTTTAGTAACGGAAGGTAAAATAACAGCTCATGTAGCAACTCAATTTTCTGTAATAATGAAAGATGAAAAAACTTCAGATGAAGTTAAAGAACAAATTTTTAATAATTTTAGTTCTTTACCACCAGTTGTAGGGGTTACTGTTTTTGGTCAAAATAGTGGAGATACTTCGAATAAAGAACTTGGTGCAGGCCAAAGAATTGCAGATGCAATAAATCAATTCAGTAAGCAAAAAGGAATATAGAATGGAATATTTTGAGAGTTTAGAAAAAGAAGGAAAAAATATTATCGCTGGTGATCATCCAATTATCACTGATGGCGTGACGATTGTTCAAGGCGTTAAACTACCCGCATTGACAATACTCGGAAAAATAACTACTGGAGCAAACAAGGGGAAATATACAAAATATAATATCGATGCCATTGACGGTAATCAAGAGCCAGATTGTATTTTGAAATATGATGTTGATGCTACATCAAGGGAAGAAAATTCTATTGCTTTCTTTCATGCAGAATTAAATAAAGCAATGATTGTAGATATTGATGAGAATGCGATTCAATCTCTCAGAAGCAAAGGAATTTTTCTCAAGGAGGTTTTAGAGTGAGTGGTAAAAAAAATTTTGGCATAACACCTAATGATTTGACATTCAATTGGTGGGATTTAACTGAATCAATAAACAGTATTTTTACACCAGCAACTTTTTTAACTTATCTTATGTATTCCGGGTATGTTAAAAAAGCATCAAGAAGAATAAAAGTAGATGTTGTTTATGGTGGTCAAACAATGGCTCCATTCGTTTCCGTTGGTGATTCATCTCCAATGGTCGCAAAAAACAAAAGAGAAGCACAATTCATCAAATTACCGATGATGGCGTTGAAAAAAGAATTGGATTTTGAAACTGATGAGATGGTTGTCCCTGGCCAATCTCAAAACAATACTTCTTCAAATATAATCTCTAATGCGAGAGACCTTTATGTAGGTGAAGAACAATTAGATATGAAAAATCGTATCATACGTAGAATTGAATGGATGGCAGCTCAGACATTAAATGGAAAAATAGTATATAAAGATAAAAAAATGACCATTGAAATTGACTTCAGAATGCCTGAAGAGCATAAGCAAATTTACACAGGTTCAATTTGCTGGGATTCCTCTGGAGCTAAGATATTTAAAAACTTAAACGAATGGTCAAAATTGATTCTTACCTCTTGTGGTTACAATCCAGATGTTCTGGTCGTTGGTTCAAATGTTGGAAATAGCATTTTGGAAAATACAGATGTTGTAAAACTACTTGATTCAAGAAATATTGCTGTTGGTGCTTTAGATTTAACAAAAAACTATATCGAAGGCGCTCGTTATCTTGGTACGCTTCCAGGTGGAATAAAACTTTATGAGTATATTGAAACTTTCTCTGATGGTGGGGTGACTAAGCACATGATTGAACCTAATTCCGTATCACTTATAGCTACAAAGGCTAAATTTAGACGTTACGGAGGTCCAATTTTTGATAAATCTATAAATCAAGTGATTTCAAGTGAATTTTTCTCAAAAACTTATATTCCAGACGACCCAGGCGATATAGAATATTTAGTCGCTAAATCAAGTCAGATCACTGTGCCTCATCAACCAGGTGCAGTTGTTACTGCTAAAGTTTTGGAGGGGGTAAATTAATGTATAAAATAAAAATAATAGGCTTTGTTAAAAATGAAAAAGGAACTATCTCAAAAGGAACTGAGCTTATTATAGAAGAAAAAAAAGCACTTTCATTAATTGAAAGTGGAGGTGCTAAATTAATTGAAATTATAAAAGATGATTCTGACAAAGAGGACTCTAAAGTTCCTCCAAAAGATGACTCTGACAAAGAGGACTCTAAAGTTCCTCCAAAAGATGACTCTGACAAAGAGGACTCTAAAGTTCCTCCAAAAGATGACTCTGACAAAGAGGATTCTAAAGTTCCTCCAAAAGATGACTCTGACAAAGAGGATTCTAAAGAACCTCCAAAAGATGACTCTGACAAAGAGGAAATTAAAAAAGGTTTAAAAAAAACAAATGAGGGATTACCTAAAGGTGTTTTATAGAAAGAAACAGGGCAGGAGTTTTGGATGGATAACTTATGGAGAAAATTAGCTAAAATCCTATTCGGAGTTAGTTTAATGACAAAAAAAAATAGCAAGTCAAGACTCACTGACTTAGCAAAGCGAAAAATTGATGAAGCGATAGTTCTTTATGAAAAACAAAGTTTAGTGGACGAGAAACAACCCCAAAAAAAAGGATTTTTTTATAAAATTTTTCATAAGAAATAGAAGGAAATATATTAAGGTAAGAAAATGTATTGTACTGCTAAAGATATTCTAGAAATATCATCAGACCCAGTTAAAATTGCAAAAAATTTGCGTGTTGATGTTCCAGATGTAATGTCAATTGAGGATAGAAATAATTTTATTGCTAAAATTGATGATACTAAAAAAACATTGTTTAACAAGTTTTATATATTAGATGTAAATAAATACAAATTAAACAATAAAAATTCTGATACAGATAAAATATCTTTGGTTGAACTTTTTATTGAAGTCTCTGGCAAAAAGTCTTTAGAAAAGCATATACAAGGTGCAGTAAATGACATTGATGTTGCATTATCAACTGGTGGATACGAAACGCCTATTGAGTCTGATTCAAAAAATTATTCTGTTGTAAGTGATTGGGCTATAAACCTTACTCTTTATAGAATTTTAATAAATTCTGGTGTAAAAAATGAAAGTGAAGCTGATAAGCAATTTATAGATTACTGCAAAGAAATAAAGACGACACTAAAACTTATTGCTGAAGGTAAGTATAAATTGCCTTATGAGACGGATGGTGAAATAGTGATTAAAACAACACCGAAGATTTTTGATAAAATGGCATACGACAGGATTCCATAATGTCTGTGACTGTTGTACTAGGACCAGAATATCCAGATATAGTTGCTCAATTGATAGCTTTCACAGAATATGACAAAGAATATTTGTTGTCGTTTATGGGAGAAGAAGCACTTGTTCATACAGAGAGATCTTTTCGCGATAAAGTTGATCCTGCAACGAATGAAACATGGCCAGAATCGATGGCTTCTATTTGGAGAAATAAAGGAAACACAACTCTCATTGATACGAGTACAATGCGTAAAAGCGTATCTTATAATGTTTCTTTAGATATTTCAGGCGGGAATGTCATCATTGGTTCAGCAATGACATATGCCAAGCAACATCAAGAAGGTAAAATAGAAGTAGAAATAGGCTGTATACCTGTTGTTCGAAGGGCGTTTCTTGGTGTTCCTGAGAGTTTTGGTAAAGATGTAATGAATGATAGTGTCATAAAAAGGATGTTTAGAAGATGATTGCATCCATAGCAAAAACTATTTTAGAAAAAGTAGTGGATAAATATACTGATATTGTTCGTATTGCTAGAAATAAAGTAGAGGAAGATAAATATAGAAGTGATGAAGCATTTCCTTTTGTTTCTTTTCTTTCTGCTGACGGGGATTTTGATGAGCGATACGCAAAAGAAGGAGTTACTTATAGTAAGGTAATACCAAATGAAATTTCTTATTATGAGTTTCAAAAAATGTTGGAAACTTTAGAAGAATCAGAAAAATATTTTTTAGAAAGTTGTTTTAGTTTAGATGAATCTGAAGCGTTTTATTTAAAAAATAGTTGGAATCAAGACCAACAGAATAAAGCGACAGAGATTTTAGGAACATTCGGATATAACAAAAGATACATTGTCAATATTCGTGGTGCTGCAAAAATGCCAATTGAAGTTAGAGTTCATTGCAGAACAGAGATTGAATGCGAAGAAATAGTTCTAAAAGTCGTGGGTAATCTTCAAAGAGATTTTGTAGCAAATAACATGCAAGGTAAAATCTATTGCGAACGCTTTGGAAATACTGATTGGATCAGTAATATTGGAGATTATTTTGTGTCATTTGTTTTTGTAACATTTATTCTTGATGTCGCAGGAGAAGTGATAGAAAGTCCACATATTGGTGGTGTAAAAAATATAGTAAGTAATTCAATTTTTAGTGGAGGTGGGTATGGAAAACTATAAAGATATAGAAGAACATGCAATAGAAAATAATGTGCCAGAACATATTTCGAAAGGCATTATGTTACAAAATAATTGGTGCAAAGGCAAACAAGTAACACAAGAAGAATTTTTGAAAGCATATAATGTTTTCATGAATGATTATATTTAAAGTTAGAGGTAAAAAATGTTAGCTACTCATGATATTACAATTCAAGATGGCGGACTTGGTGTATCACCATCAAATCAATTGAGCGTTTTTTGTGCAATTGGCGTTGGCGATAAAGTAAGTAAAGATGTTATGTTTATAACAAGTATTAAAGACATAAACAATAAAATCGGTGGTGGACCTCTAAGAGATTTCTTAGCAGATGCCTTTAGTTTTAAAATTACGCCAATTGTGTATGCGATTTCTCTTGAAGGTACTGTTGATGGTGAAGTTTCGTCTGTTGAAAAATCTTCAACAAATATAGGTGCTGGAAGTATCAGCGTTTCTGGAAAACCAAGAAATCAATTTGATATAAATATCAAAATCGCTTCTAATGGCGGTTTGAATGAATCTACTTTTGATGTATTTGTTGATAATAAACCTTTAGAACGCTCAACTGTGCCTTTGAATGGTGTTTTTGTCTGTGGTGACACAGGTTTAACAATCAATTTCAATGAAGGTAACCCTATAACTGGGCAGGTGTCTTTTGCTATAAACGACTTCTTTAGTTTCTCTACAACAGCACCAAAAGTTACAAACGGTGAACTTTTAGATGCTTTAGAAAAAATTTTATCTCTAAATAGAGATTTTAGATTTATTGCTATTCCTATCATTACTGATAAAGTTTTGTGGAGCGTTATAAACTCAAGACTCGAAATGGAAACTAGTAGAAATAGATATACTTTTGCGGTCACTATGGGTAGAGAACCATCAAAAGATGAAGCATTAGACCAATTTGTCAATAAAATGTCTAACAATGAAGATGAGAGAGGTATAACTCATCTTGATAGAGTACAAGTTGTTTTATCAATGAATAAAATTGATGATATTGTTTTGGGTTACACTGATGAAAGAAGTGCTATTGGTAAATATTGTGCTTGGATAGCAATTCACAAAAGAAGTGAGTCTCCAGGTAAAACAAGAAACAAAGCCATTTCAGGAATTTCTGGATTTAAAAAATATAAAGAAGACTCTTTTTCAATAGGACATTTGACAGTACTTGATGAGGCTGGATATGTGACTACTAGAACTTATAATGAAGAAACAGGAATCTATTTCACTTCTGGTAGAATGCTTAATTCAAACACTTCTGATTTTTCCGAAGTGATGTATGTTGATGTAATGAATAGAGCTTGTTTTATTGTAGCTAAAGCTCTTTTTGTGTATTTAAACCAAGAACATGATATCGATCGCGATGGATCCATCTCCGGTATAGAATATATAAAAAAGGTAGGACAGAATGCAATCGACGATATGCAAAAAATAGAAAAAGAAATTTCTTGGGGAAATTTTATAGTTCCTGAAGGGCAAGACCTTCTTAAGACTAAGACTTTAGAATATTTTATTGAAATTATACCAAAAGGTTATACGAGCAGACTTAAAGGAACAATAAAATTTGCAAATCCAAATATAGGAGGTGAATGATGACAGGAACATCTTTGGTTGTCAATGGAATAACCTATTCGTCAAAAAATGTAAAAGTTTCAATCCTAACTGGCTATCAAGTTGAATTGAAATCTATTGAATACGGTGACTCTATGGATAAAACTGTAATAAATAATATGAATGGCATCCCTATTGGAGAAAATGAAGGAGAATACAAAGCTGATTGCAAATTTACAATTGGTTTGACTGATTTTAATAGGTTGAATGCACTTTCATCAGCAAGTGGGGGCATTTACGGATTACCAGCGTTTCCTTTGGTTACCACATATATCAATAATCAAAAACTTACATCAGTAGACTCTTTTACAGTTTCGATTAAAAAGTTAGGGCGAAAAGTCACAGAAAAGGAAACTTGGATAGCACAAGAGATAGAGTGTAATATCATTGGACCCATTTATTGGAATGGTGTACCTGCGTATGTACCAGGTTAATTTAATATAAACTAAACGAGGTAAAAAAATGAATGAAGTAATAATTACAGACAAAGAAAAAACAGATTTCTTAGCCAAACACGCTAATGAAATAGCAGAAGCAAAAAAAGTTCATAAAGAACTATTTTTAACAAAAATTGAGTGGAAAGATGAAAAAAAGAATAAACATTCTATTTTGTTTGCATTTAGAAGACCAACGGTAGATGATGCGGATCAAGTAGCTTCTAACTTACACACTGGTAAAAATAAAGTTTTTCAAAATCTTTTTATAGATTTATGTATTGTACCACATCCAACTGCGTGCCTAAAAGAGATAGGCGATTATACAGGTGTTTATGATATTTTCCAAGGGGTGTTAACACCTTTTTTGGGACTGAATGCGATAGTAGCAGAGCCGGTAGTCATTTAACGGATTTAAAAAAAGCAAAACTTTTTATTAAAAAATATCTAGGTGAGGAATGCCATAACCTTTCATTTGAAGAAATTAATAAAAAGTTTAAAGAAGCAGAATTCTGTCGTGATTTGACGATTGGAGATTTTGCTTCTGCAATTTCAAAAGTTTTTGGGGGACAATAAAAAAAATGGGTAACTTTGCTACTTCAATAAGTTTATTATTTAAGGACCAGTTTTCTGTTGGTTTTAACAAAGCTACCCGTAATTTTATTGGCTTGAAAAACTCTCTAAATGATTTATCAAGAGAAACCCCTCTAACAAAAACCGCTTCTCAACTCTCTATGATGTCAATGAATTTTCGTCAAACACAAGAGTCTTTTTCTGCTTTTGCTCAAAAGCCTCGTGAACTTGGCATAGCCATGGAAGATTCACTCAAAATAGTCAACTCTGTTGTTAATGAATCAAACGCTTTGGGTGGGAATGTTTCAAAAAGTATGTCTATAATACAAAACGAAGCTGAGGCTTGGACAAAAACACATTCTGATTTAGCTACTGATTTCACAAAAAATTCTTACGTGATGGTTGGTGCAGGGCTTAATGTTCAAGAATCAATTTTTGGAACAAAACAAGCTCTTTTACTTGCAAAAGCTACGCAAGGTACAGTAGGTGATTCTACAAATCTTCTAGCCGATAGCTACAACAACATGGGTAAAAAGATTTTTGATTCACAAGGAAATGTAATAAATGCTCAAGAAGAAATGACTCGATTGAGCGATGTCATTGCAAAAACTCAAGGACTTTTCAAAATTGAAAATCTTGATCAGTTGAATCAGGGTTTAAAATATTCTATACCTACGGCAAATGCTTTCAAAATTAGTTTTGAGCAATTAAATTCTGTAATAGGTCAAATGAACACAACCGGTTTAAGTGGGAGCATGGCTGGTACTTCATTCAATGCTTTTGTGACAAGATTAGATAAAGCTTCAAAAAATATAGGTTTCAATATTGTATATAACCAAACCGGTGAAATGGATTTAATTCAAACTATTGGAAATCTTAAAACAAAATATGATTCTCTACAATCTACTTTGGGTACACAAAGTACTGCTTCTTTGTTACAAAAAAACTTTGGTGATGAAGGAATAAAAGGTGCTTCAAATCTTATCAATACTTATCCTGCTTTAATTAAAGGGTATAATGATATTCTTGGGGCGTCAAAAAACGCAGGTACAACTCAAGAGATGTATAATACAATCACAGATACAACATCAAACAAACTTCAGATTCTCCAAAATAGAGAAGATTCTCTCAAAAGAAAAGTTTGGGAATTAGCAAATGCTACAGATAATGCTGGAATTTCTATCAAATCAACATGGCTTAATATTCAAGAAACTATGTTACAAAATCCTTTAGGGCAAGGAATGGCTGTTTTTGGGTATTCCTTTGCGAATGTAGGTAGTGGACTAATGTCAACCTCTGGGAAAGTGCTTGATTTCACAAGTAGTATGTTAACTATTGCTGCCGTTACAGGCAAAACTAAACCAATGATGAAACTTTTTACAAGTTCGTTCAAAATGATGACTACGCCCATATCGATAGCAATCGAAGGATTAGGAAAATTTGGGAAAGGTCTTGGAGGTGCATCTTCATCTATACCTGGATTTGTTAGCAATATGTCAAAAGCTGCCGATGCTTCAAAATTTTTTGGTATTTCTTCAATAGCAGCAGCTGGCTATGTTGGTTTGATTGTCATCGGAATAGCGGCGTGGGGGTTTGCTCTCTATGAAGTTATCAAAAATTGGGAAACTGTACAGAAATTTTTACGACAAGACAATCAACACAATCCATACACGAATTGGATTCATGCGGCTAAAGCATACGCTGCTATTGCTATGTGGCCTGTTGGAATCCCATTGTTAATAGCTACATACTGGAAAGAAGTAACAGGAGTTTTTGGCGTTGTAAAAAACAAAGCACTTGAATTTATTGATTTGTTTAAAAACAATAGTCTTGTGAGGTCGTCTGTAATTATAGGTTCGGCGATTGTTTTTCCATTTTTAACTTTTGTAAGAATACCAGCATTGATTATAGCAAATCTCGACAAAATCAAAGAGGGTTTTAAAAAATTTAAGGGCTGGGTTAGTGGTATTTTTAAAAATTTTTGGAAAGATACTATTGGGAATATAGGAGATGCTTGGAAAAATACTCCTTTTGCAAAAATTATTGATTCTGTGTCAAATTGGATTGATAAAAATATATTTAATGCAGGGAAAAAGATACCCGTCACCCTAAGTAATGGTGTTCAGTCAGATAAAAAAACACTAAAAGATTCAGTTAATAAAAATTTGACTACAGTAAAACCTTTATTGAATAATTCAGATGCAAAAGAAGGACCTTTTTCTACTTTAACAAAACACGGAAAAAACATAATAAAAACACTCGCTTTTGGCGTTGAAACGGATAAATCTTTAAAGACTTCAATTAATAAGAATTTCAAAGATAGTTTTGTTAATCAATCATCTCTAAATAATCCTTTAAAGCAATTTGATTTAAAATCAAACTTACAAACTCCCCCACTTAATTTTGAGGAAAAAATAAGCAAAAATTTTGATTTTGAGACGAATAAATTTCCTAATAATGTTCTATCAAAAATAATAAATTCTGTAATCCAAAACACAAATTCAAATTCGCAAGAAACTAAAAATATAATAATTAATCTTGATGTAAAAAATTTTGTTGAAAAAATAGAAGAATTAGAAAAGGCTGTTGATTTTCTCAAGATTATTGCTGGACTTTCAGGTGTCCAATTATGACACAAAAGGAATTGATTTTATATGCAAAACAACAAAACTTAAATATTAAGCGACAAATAGATCAATCTGGTATCAAAAACAAACCCATTGAATTGAAAAATGATGTAATTAAACTTGATGGAATTGAATTACCAGGTGTAATTCTGTCGATTGACGGTGATTGTGAAGTCGAATTTGATGATGCTACCACAGCAGGTGAATCAGGTTCAAAAAAATTAATTAAAGGTTTCAGTGATTCTGGTTTTACAGTTGAAATTATTTTTTTGAATGACAAAGATGAGAACGGTAAAATAATTAACTCAAAATACGACAAACTTGAAAAATTAAATGGGATATTTAAAAAACTTCAAGGTGAATCAGTTAAGATTTATAAAATAACTAATAAACACATAAACTCTAGAGGTGTAGAAAATGTCCTTATAAAATCTATGAGTTCAAAAGAGTCTGTAAATGAGTTTAAAATAACTTTGAATTTCATTGAACACAATCCAACAATAAACAAAGTTCAAACTCAGATTGAGCAGAAACCAGTAATTGAATATTCAAAACAAACTCAAGATAACAACACTAAACTTAAAATCAGAGGTTTTGGAAATTATGATGATGCATCTATAAAAGAACTTCAATTGAAATTACAAATACCCGGATATGGCAATCGCTAAGGAGAATGCAATGGAAAATGTTTTTAATTATACTGTTACTTTAATCGTAAATGGTAAAAAAATAAATATCACTGATTTTTATTTACAGGATACACAAAGTCCGCATTTCGCTTTTGCAAAAGTAACTATTTTTGATAAAATAGTTCCAGTACAATATCAAACTGTTAAAATCTCGTTCAAAACAGATGAAACAGAAGATATTTTCAATGGCTTTATAGATGCTTGTCATAATTTCAAAGATAAGTCTATTCTTTTTTTGAAAGAAGGCTCTAAAGATTTACACTATCAAAAAATCATACAATCATACAGAAGAGAAACTGCTCAAAATATCCTTGTAGAGATTTTACAAAAAATGAATATAAATAATTTCAATATTAATTTCATAGATTGTGAAATAGATAGATTTCCTATATACAAAGAAAATGCTCTGTTGATTATACAAAGATTAAAGCAGATCATTAAAGATTATACAAATCAAGAGATTTTAAGTTTTTTTGATAAAAAAGGCGTATTTCATTTTGTTGAAAAAGAGAAGTATATATTAAAAACAAAAACAATCAGTTTTTTAACAAAAAAAAATATAACTAATGATTCTGTGGGTATTATTGAATGCTTACCAACAAACATAAGGGCAAATAATTCAATATTAATTAATTTTAAAAATTATACTTCTATTCAAACTTTTTTTGAGTTTATTGATGGTAAAGGAAGGTCTAAAATTTATTATGAAACAAATGATTGAAAATCTAATTAATTCGCTTTTACCTCATCGTCAATTTCCAGAAATAGCAAAAGTAATCAAAGTGTACGAGGGTAAGGGTAGAGGTAAATATTGTTGTGATGTAAAAATTATAACTCCAGGTAGTTTTGAAGAAACGCAAGACATTATTTCTGAAGTTCCATTAAACATGATTTGGGCTGGCAACTCAGGTGAAGGTATATATTGTTTGCCACAAATTGGTGTATTAGTTGTTGTTGGTTTTATAAGAGCTAATAAAGCATATCCATATATTCAATCTATTTATGCAGATAAATACAACTGCGCTAATTTTGAGAAACAAAGTTTTTTAATTACAGATGGTAAAAGTTTAAAATTTATTTTTAAAGAAGGTAAAATTTATTTGTTGAATGGAGAAAACAGCAATTTGACTCTATCTTCTTCTAGTTTTGCTATTGGGGGAGATGAAGCTACTGACTTTTTAATTTTAGGAGATACTTTTGAAAAGAAATTTGAAACTCTTTTGACTCAATTTAAAACCCATACACATGACTACACTGGGATGCCGTCTGGGGTAGGCACTACAACACCAAGTACATCTTTGGCAAGTTGTCAAAACCCAGTAGCAACTTCTTTATCCAAATATGGGAAGGTAAAATAATGAGTGATTTTTTAGGCATAGATATTAAACTTAATGATAATTACGATATTGTAATAACTCCTGATGGAAATCTAGAGCATGTTTTTGCTGGTGAATGCGTAGCTCAAGATTTGAAAGTAGCTCTTGCAAAAGCACTTTTTCCTTGTATTAATAATGAAGATATTACAATTGATGAAATCAAATCTATAATGAAAGATACTGCTTTCAAAGAACCAAGAATTGACTTTGACTCTGTTAATGTGAAAGTTGAGATTTATTCTAAGACTATTGAATACAAAATTGAATTTCAATGTCTTAACTATGATACTACTCAAAATTTAGTATTCACAAACGAGGAAGTTATAGGAGGAAATGTATGAGTTGGCTCTATAAAACTGATGAAGAAAGAAAAGATGAAATTTCAAATATAGCAAAAGAAGAAACTGGAATAACAAATTTTAATGAAAATGGCACAATGTTAGGTTTTATCAATACCATCGTGAAAATAATAAACTTTTTATATTCTGGACTTATCGAATTGTTGGTACAAACAAATTATTCAACAGCTTCAGGAAATTTTTTAGATCTATGGGGAATGCTTATTGGAGTGACAAGATCTTCTGGAAGAAAAACGCAAATCATTTTTTTAGGAAGTAGTTATGCTTCTGGTAAAATTTCTGCTGGAACATGGTTTGTCGTTGAGGGCACTGTATTGAGATTTAAAGTTCTTTCAGATATATCATTTGAAGAAAATCAAATCAACTTTCAAATTCCTTGCGAATCTGAATTTGAAGGAATAAAATACAATCTTACCTCATCAAATCTAACTATACGCTCAACTAAAGTTGTTGATGGCTTAGATAAAATAATTATTCCTCAAAATAACTACATAGCGATTGCTGGATTAGATGATGAAAAAGATGAATCTCTGCGTCAAAAAATCAAAGCAAAATGGAATTCTTTTTCTGAACAATTTCCAAAATCAAAATATATTTATATAGCCAAAAGTGTTTTAGGCGTTCAAGATGTCAAAGTAATACGCACACCAAGAGGGGCTGGTACAACAGACGTTGTCATTTCTACGGTTGTTGGTGAAAACACTAATTTTATTGTTAATAATGTCAAGAATACAATTATAGATAGGGGTGCAATTTGTAGAGACTTGTTAGTTTGGGTTGCATCAAAAAAAGATGTTTTAATAACCATATCTTTTATTGGAGATTGTACATCAGCAGAAATTCAAAATAAAATTGATGCGATGAATAATTCATTCTTGATTGGTGAAAAATTTGTGATAGCAAAGATTTATCATGCTCTTTATTCTTCTTTTTCCTTTCAATCATTAGTTATATCGCCATCAAATGATATTGAAATTTCAGATTATTCGACTTGTTTCATAAAGCCAACGATAACAAAGGTGGGTATATAATGTTTGATTATATTGAATCAGTGATTAAACCTGATAGATTTAAAAAACCTAATCATTTAAAGCTTTTCAAATTTATTGCCAGAGTATTTGAAATATTTAAAAATGATTGTATTCAAACAATTTTTAATTTTTTTCCTTTTTTATCTGATAAAGAATCTTTGGAAAAACATAGGGTTTCTTTTTTCATACCTCAATACAACATAGATACAGAGAAATCTATTCGAGATAGAGTATCTATGCCTTTCTTTTATCTTGAAAGGATAGGAGAAAAAAAATCGCTTGATGTTTTTCTTGATATTTTTTTTAAAGATAGATATAGATATATCGAATTCCCACGCCAAATTTGGCGAATAGATTTTAATCAAATTGGGATTGATTCGATTTTTGGTGATGTAGCAAGTATTTATTTGTACATTAAAAATTTAACAATAGAAGAATATCAGCAGATATACGATTTTTTAGATAACTTCCTTGACCCTGATATAATTTTTTCGATCATAGGAGAATGATATGGTTACACCGAATATTTTTACAGGATTTCTAATGACAAATACTTTTTTTAATGATTTATTTAATAAAGTTGAACAAGAAATTAATTTTAGTCGTGAATCGTTAAAAAATTTAGGCATAATTCGAGGTTTTGAGGCTTTTTCTCAAGGAAGAAGTGTTGTTGTCGGTGCTGGACTTGGTTACACGAACGATGGCAAATATATTTATTATAGTAACAATCAAATCTACAACATTGATGATAATGCTCTTCCTTTAAATAACAATAAAAAATGGATTTCTTTAGTTTTGAGACATTTAAAAATTGATGATCCAAACTCAAAATCATTGGACTTGAAAAGAAATTTAGTTAGTATAAAAAAAATTGATTCTTTTGAATTAGCTATAATTCAAAGTCTCGAAGGAGAAAAACCTGCTAGACCTATAATACCAAATGATTCATTATTAATAGCAGATATTTTATTAGAATCTTCTGGACAATTTACTCTTTTTTATGAAAGAGTAAAAAAAATAGTTGATTTAAATATATTTATCAGTGGTGAAAACATCAAAATTAATTATCCATTAAACAATGTGATAAAACAAGGAAATAATTTTGGTTATTATAAGGATACTGAGTATTTATCAATGAATGCACCCGAAGCATTTTCCTATTTTTTAATGGTATTTCGTCAAGATTTGAACGATGGTTCACATATTACTCAAGTCTTTTTTTCAAATAGTGGGAAAATGTACATAAGAAAAGTACACTCAAAAGTTTATAAAGAAGCAAATAATTATCTATTAGAGGATTATAATTGGGTTAATTTTGTGAAAATCATCGATTCCGAAGACCTAAACACAAAAACAAGCAGTTTGAAAACTCAGTTAGAAAATTATTTTTTAGAGACATTAGCGAATTATTATGCAAAAAATGAAGTTTATTCAAGAGTTGAAACAGATAATAAACTTGCGACAACTCTATTAGATTCCAAAAACTATACAAATACTAAAATTGACGCACTTTTAAATGGTGCTACGGCGAATTTAGATACTTTGCAAGAATTAGCAAAAGCATTAAACAATGACGCAAATTTTGCGAATAATGTTCTAAGTCAAATTTCTAATATTCAGAATCAACTAAACACTCATAATCACAACTCTTTATATTATTTGAAAACTGAGACATTGACAGATGATGAGATTGCAATATTAATAAATAACGAAGCAATTTTAACAAAAGAATATGCTCAAACAGGTGTATATTTAGTGAAAAATTATGATTTGAACAATTTAAAAACACCTGGTAAATATAATGGATTCAGTGATAATAGAAGTATTTCTCATACACCAAAATTTTATAATTTTTTCATTTTTGTTTTTTATAATAGTAAACGAGATAATAATGATTTTTTCGTACAACTGATAATTTTTGACGATGGTTCAATCTTTACAAGACAAAGTAATTATTCTGGTGTTTTTTCAAATAATGCACTTGATGGCGATTTTGGTTATGGTTGGAATAGCTACACAACAACAACATATGTACAAAATGCAATAAATACCCTAAAAGCAGAAATATTAAATGTCATAACAACAAAGCAAGATAAAATCACCCCAAACACTGCTTTCAATAGAAATTTTGGTACAGGTGTAGATGATGTCTGTCGAGGTAATGATAGTAGATTATCAGATAGCAGAAAATGTAATAATACATTTGATAATCCAACTACAGCATTATCAAATTTAAATGCTCCATCAAACACTGAAATGGCAACATCTATTGAAACTAGTCGCCAAAATATTTTACAAAACGTTTTCTCTGGTATTAATTTAGGAACAATTGGTGCTGAAAATCTTTTAATTGTGTGGAATCCTGATACAGTAACAGAAGCAGGATTTTTTTCGTTTTGGGTACATCCAAACGCAAAGTATAATGCAACAACTACTTTTAGTACACAATTCCCGTTTTGGTGGTACGGAAAATTTTTGCATTTCGGTTGGATCACGAGTGATGGCACAAAGTATTTTCGCCAAGAAGTCAAAGACAGTGCTGGCAATACTTTTATTAGGACTGGTGCACTTTCAAAAGATAATATAATGACTTGGAACATTTGGGATGTTTTGGCAACTCAAAAATATTCGAAAGATTTGTTAAATCTAACTTGTTTCGTTGGGGAATTAAAATATTCAGCTTGTTTATTGCCTGAAGGAAAATTTTTGCTTTGTGATGGTAGATATCTTCCAATAAATGATTACCCTGAATTGTATGATAGAATTAAATTTACGTATGGAAATAATATTGATTACACACAGTTTCGATTACCGCATACGCAAGGTTTAACTACGAGAGTTGTTGGCTCTCAAGTTCTTAATGGAGTTACTTACAATGCAGGAATTATAGGAAATAAGGAAGGAAGTAAGACAGGCGTTTCTGTTCAACAAACACGTAATTTTTCTGATTATTCTTCTGGTAATTCTGCTATAACAATATTATCTCATGGTGAATCGACAGGGGCTTTTTTTTCAGCGTATCTATATATTTGTGCTAAAAGTTTTTAAAAAAAAGGGGTTAATATGGCTTTAATTTTAGAAAAAATGACCAATAAAGGTTATAATGCTGGTTATTGGGTTATAGAAAAATTTCATCTTGTTAAAAATACAGATAATAAAAATATTTTTCTAACTATCTCTGGATATAAAGACAAAGAGATAAGAGATAAAGGAGAATCTTTAGATACCAAAAATATTTCCTTTTCTTTAGAAGAAAATGAAATTACAAGTATTTTTGAGACAGTAGAGATTTTATATAGTAATATAAAAGGTGAAAAGAATATAAAAATCGACAAGTTAAATTACCAAATTTCTGAAGCAGAAAATAATGTTGTCTTGAATTCTATTCATGATATACTTCTTACATTTTTATACACACTATTGAAAAGTGGGTCTTTTGCAGGCGCTATTGATGGTTGATTTTTTTTGTTGATTAGTTTATGATTTTGCGCTAATTAGTTTGCAAATTAAACGCTTTTTCTAAAGTTTTATTTTGCAAACTATAAGCATTTTTTTTGCAAAATAAAAGCACTGTTACAGATTTGATAGAAATAGATAAAGAGAATGTAAAAAATAAATCTATAAAAATAAATGATATTCTACCTTTGAGAGGAGGCGAATTATTTGCATCAATAAAAGATGGCAAACTCCACATTGTGCAGGCTGATATAAATGCTTCAAGGAATATAGCAAAAAGATTTTTGTCACAGATAAATCCTTTTAGAGTAGTACTAAAAAAAGACAAAGATGGAACATTTCACCTAAAGAATGAGCCAAATTATTTAAAAAATTATTATCCAGTACTTAATTTTGTACCAACTAATGAAGAATTAACATTTTTTAGAGTTGAAGAAAATAAAGA